TATTCTTAACCCCTTCGATGCCATTGCTGCTGCCTTCTGTGCAATTGTCATACCCTTTGTAGCTTCTGTACCTGCTGTGGTTGCAACTGCATTGGCTTCTTGTGCAACTGTCTCTGACCCCTTCGCTACGGTATGTCCTTCTGTTGCTGTTATGTTACCTGTTATGGCTGCTGTATTATCACTAACACTTACACTATTTGCCTTTTCAGCTACTGCATTTGCTTCGATGGCTACACTATTTGCACTGACTACACCACTATTACTTGCAATAGCTGTACTGTTGGTAGATGTTGATGCTGCTACATTATTTTGCTCAACCCCAATTAATTGTAAAAGACTATGCCATGCTCTATATGTTCCCGTTGATTGGTCCATGAAGGTAGCCTGTAGAGTTTGAATGCCATTTAAGACACTCATAGCCCCTGCAAGTTGAGCTAATACTTGGTTTGCATTTTCACTTTCGATACCAAACATCGCCAAAGCCCCAGCATACGTTTGAAATACACTAACTCCACTACCTGCAACATCAAGTACACCAGCTAAACCCCTCGTATCATTTGCAAAGTCTTTCACTACTGCACTGGCATCACCCATAGCATCTTTTATACTACCTGCTCGAGCTGCAAGTTCTTGGAATTTTGCACTGCTGGGGTCTACGCCATTTAAAAGCATATTACTTAGCTCTGCTTGTATGCCTTTTAGCTCTGCTTTAATATTACTACTGCTACTTTTGAAGGTGTTTTCGGTACTGGCTACTTCTCCTTTAACTTTATCAATAATACTTTTAAACTGTTTATCGTCAAGTCTAATTTTCGTAACTAATTCTTGTGCCATATTGTTTTGCTTTTTCGATTAACCGCTTTTTATCCTCTTCTGTTGGCGCTGTATTATCATTGTCGCTATCTACAACACAATCCCAACTAAAAGGCATAAATTTTTTCGGGTCATCTGTTTTAATTCCTCCCATCACTTTCGCTGATATAAATGCTAATTGTCTTGTTTGTTCCCAGCTATTTAAGTTCTTGTAATATAATTTCTGTATTAGTATGTGCATTTCATAAAAACTCATCTTATCAAGTACATATTCTGGGTTTAGTCCACCTTGATATACCAAAATAGCAAATATATCAGCGATTTTTAGTTTTTTCCTGTATCTCCTTCTCGTTTAGCATTTTTATCTTGCATTTCTCTCTGTCGTTGTGTTTCAAGCTCCATAAATTTAGCATATTGAGAGAAAATAGAGGGGTTTTTATCTATTGCATCAAGTAGTTTATCAAATGTCAAGTCATTATCTTTGTTATCACCTGCAAGTATCAAGCAATAAAGAAATAAATATTGGTCGCTTAGTAATTTTAAACTAAACATTTCGCCTTTTACTTGCTCAAACATCATCATAGCACGTACACTATATTTCAAGTTATATTTTATGTTGTTAATTGTTATCGTTGTCATAGTATTTGTTGTTAGTTAAAAAAATTATGGCAATACACTCAACCTTCTAATAGATTAAATGTACTGCCTTTATGTCATTATGTTGTCTACTCTATTGGATAGACTTTTTGTTATTTTTTATTATGTCCGAGCTGGTGTTGCTACCTTCTTAAGTTCTCCTGTACCTACAAATGATGCGCTGAATGTTGCATTATCTTCATTAGGTGCGCTTGCTTCCAGTGAGGTTAATATCACTTTACCACTATATGTCCCTGTCGTTGATGGTAACCAGCCACCCTTTGCTACTTCTGCTGCTTTTGTTGCACTATTCTTTTCAAGTGCAAATACTGCGTCAATAGGTGTTTGTGCTGTCATCATATCAAACAAGTTCTCAAATGTTACACCCTCTCCATCATTACTAAAGAGGTTTTCTGTCTTTACTTCCCATGATATTTTACCAGCATTACTTGTTACCCACTTACCGCCACTATCTTTTGAAGTAGTTTCTGTGGTATCCATGCTGATAGTAAGTGAATGTGAAGTAGCGAAAGCGATTGACTTGCCATTGATAAACAGCATTAAATCACGTCCTTTAATTACATTTGCCATATCTTATATTATTTTATTCTTTTGTTTTTATTGTGTATGTGAGTAATTGTAGGAAGGTATCATCACTGTATCTTTCTTCACTACCCACTAATTCTATATTATCTGCTATCTGTAATACATCTGATACAATAGATGCAATTTCCACTCCCCTGCTGTAATTATCTGTTGCAATAATAATACTAACGGTGCTATCAATATCAAATAACACTGCATCTTTATTACTGGCTGCTTGTGTACTTTCTCTCCTATACACTATGAAAGGAAATTTAGTGCCTTTATCAGCTACAAGTGGATATATTCTGTTATCTATTACGCCTTTTAATGTATCATCGCTAAGCAGTATTTTTCTAATTTCTTTCCCTGCATCAAAAAATCTCATGCCTACTTACTCTCCCATATTTTCTGTATCGTCTCTGAAAAAGTTGTATCTATTATGTCTTCTGCTTTAGATAAATTAGCATCAACAGCGTTAGAAAAGAAATTAGTACGTTTCATAGCACCTCTGTTAGCACCTTTTTTATTTTTTCTAATTACTGTACCACTCTGAAAGAACTTTAACCTAAAATCACCGAAAATATGTACTTTGAGTTCGTCTGTATTATCTTTTATTTTACTAACTTTGATGCCACTTTCTAAGCTCTTTCCATTCCAGTAGTTAGGTGATTTAGCTTTCTTTGTTACCTGTCTTAGGTTTGATTTTGCTGCTTTAACGATAACTTGTGCGCTCTTTCTCAAAGCAGTATTTTTAGCTTTTTTCTGTTCCTTTCCTGTGAGTGCTGCAAATTTCTCCGTTAGCTCTTCGATACCATTTATACTAATTGCTTCGTCCATTACTCGTTTATTTTTTCAGTTTCGATAATCTTTCTATTATTTGCTTTATCATCACTTACTGACAAGACACGATATTTGTTATTATTCCACATTATATTATCTGTGTACTCTTTAATATCAACATAACGCCAGACAGTAAAGGTAACACGAAAAGGATATATAACTTCATCATTTACTACTGTCCTATCACCTGCTTTGCTTACTACTTGTGCTTTGGTTGATGTAATAAATATATGAATGTCGTTAGTTGCGCCATCTTCACCTTGTATTATGTCAGTACGATAGATAGATATTTTTTCTGTTAATAGTCCTGCCCTCATTATTTCTATCCTCCTTTGTAATTTCTGAACATATCAAGCAGGTAGGTAAGAGTATAGGGTATTTCAGCGTTAGATGTAAAGGCGATAGGTTCACGATTAGCATATAGATTACCTACCATCAATAATACAGCATGCGCCAGTGGAGGGGGCAATTCACTACCACCCTCACCAGCTACTATACTATCAAATGTGTTATCTATATGTTTTTCTATTGCCTTTTCAGCCACTTTCTCTAAATCTACTAAATACTCATCATCATCGTGAAATGTATCATCAATGTTCAAGTGCTTTTTGATTTGGTATAATTGAATGTACATATAGATAAATATTATTTTAGGTTAATTATACTGCAAAAGTACCGAATTGGAATGCTTCTGGACGTATCATAGTTGCATCGAAGTAAGCATTAACAACTAAGCGTACCATACCTGTACTTGCCTTGCTGAATGGGTCTACTGTAATGTCTATGCCTCCGAACTGACCAATAGCCAAGTTACTAAAATCACCAACAATAAACTGCTTAGCTGCTACATTAGAAGTAGAGTAAACAGGTGTACCGTCAAGTGAACTATCAATATATGCTAATTGTGCTGTGCCTTTTGAGCCTTTCATCATATTTCTGAAAGATGCTTTAGCTGATGGCGATGCAATATAAGCAATATCACCAAGTACATTCTTTTCCTCTACCAATGCTTCAAGTGATACCAAGCCTTCAAAATCTGTTACCTTAGTCGGTGTCTTACCATTGAACATACCTGCTGGACTACCTGCTGTCTTAGCTCCACTGCCAAGTATTGTAGCTTCTATTTTTGAATTAATAGCATTGATTAAGTCCATTCTGATAGCATTCTCAACACCGATACTATCCTGTGCTAACAACATTTTAGAAATATCAACGAAAGCTGTTAATCTCTTTGGTGTCAATTGTACATTATCAAAAGCTGTATTACCTGCTACTTCTCCTACTTCACCTGCCCAGCCAACATTAGCACCTGTCATAACCGGCAATTGTACATTATTTGACAAGCCTGTATAGAACTTAGCACCTGCATTAAGTAATACGTTCTTTGCTCGTAATGGCTCAATTATATCGTAAAGGTCAGTAGCAACTACATCTACACCTTCAGTAGCTACAATAACAGCTCTTTTTTCAGTTGGTAAGTAAATTTGACCAATTGTATTTAAACCAGCTTTACGCATTTCCTTCATACCAGCGTTATTTACTGCTGCTGTAACGTCATCAATATTCCTGTTCTCTGCTACCGCCTTGATAGCTCTTAATAACGAAAATCTTTGCTTCATTGTGTGTCTTTGATTAATAAATTTGTGGTTACGTGTTTCCTCTTTTTCTTCTTCCTCTACTACTTCTTCTTCTTTTGTAGTGTCGGTGTCATTTTCTTCTACCTCTGGCTTAACTTCTTCCTCTTCTTCTGTATCGGTTGTAGTCTCTTCATCTTCGGGCAATTCGTCAGCCTTTGTATCTACTTCTTTGGTGTCGGTTGTTTCTTCCTCTACCTGCTCTTCTGTTGGCTTAATGTCTTTTTCATTATCCAACTTTTCTAACTTTTCTTTTTCCATTTCGTTTAACATTTCTTTTGCTCTCGCACTTACACTTGTTGCACTATAAGCTGGCTGCCATACAGGGCTGACATCTACAAGACATTCTATTTTATTGATAGTCCTGTGTGTAGTACCATTGATATTTTCCCATACTTCGCTACCTTCATCTGCACTAACTATAAATGCAAAGCTACTTCCGTCAATTTCGCCCCTTCGGACATGTTCTAAAAGTTCGTTGCCCAGTTCAGTGTTAGGTACTTCAAAGCTATATTTTAAGCCCCTGTCATCAATTACTAATGATAAACTACCTTTACCATACTTTGACCTCGCTAACACTTTTTCTGGGTTGTGGTTAAATAGACAAAAAACGTCCGATGTATTAATAGTATCTTCGGTTACTGCACTTGGTGATATTGTTTCATAAAAGCCTAAATCTTCTGACTGACTATTAAAGACAATAGCATACCCTTCAACTATGCGAGTATCAACGTTAATACTACTAATACTGGCTGAACGTCTCTCTAATTGTCGTTCTCTCATCTGTTATACTTTATATAGATTATTAACTTTCTTCTTCATTACCAGCTATATTACTTTTGCTGACATCATTATAAGCTAAGTTGTGTTTTTCTCCACCTTCCACAGCATTTAAACCAAGTTCTTTTCTTACTTCATTGATGGATAACACACCCATTGACAGTAAAGTGCTATAATAGCTTGCTTGTTGTGCTTTATCTGTACGTAATATTGCTGTTTCGTCTAAGTTTATTTCTAAGTTCTCACCACCGCTTACTAATTTTCTGTTCAATTCTTCCTCCAACATAACGATATATGGGTTGAGGGTATAGCTTAAGAACTGTAGGTTAGTTGCTTCGATGGTTGAGTAACCAGCATTTGATAAGTCGCCAAGAAGTACAGGTGATATATTGAAAAATCTGGCTATATCTGCTACGTTATATTGTCGGCTCTGTAACATTTGCGCATCTTCACCACTTACACTGATAGCTTGATAGTCCATGTTTGAAGGTAATACCACAACTCCACCACTTGTATTTCCTCCGCCAAAGGTTGTACGCCATGATGTTGCTATGTCCTGTTTCTGTTCATTGCTCAAATTACTATAAACTTTAATAACACCATTTAAATTACAACCACTACTAAAGAATGTTTCAGCTGTATTTTCTGTTTGGTTTGCTATATTTAAACTTCGTCTTGCGTGGCTAAGTACACTGATACCTTGTACACCATCTACTGTATATTTTAAGAAGTGTAACATATCAGAAGGCATAATTCTCTTTGTACCGCCTAAATAGCTGCAAGTATAGTAAAGTTCTTTTGTTTCTTTTCTGTAATAAACAACTACATCTTCTGGCTGTAGGTATCTTAAGCCAACTACTTTTCCACCTTTTCTTTCGATGTAACAATAAGCATTTCCTTTCAGTAATACGCTTTGTAGAATTGTTTTAAATAATGTGTACTTCGTGGTTAAGTTATTACTGAAAATATCTTTTAGTGGGTGTTGGTCAAGTTCTGATACACCTTCTTTATTGTGTGCTTTGATGGCGATAGGTAAACAAGCAATAGCATCACTGATTAGATTAACTGCTGAATAGACTGTTGATAATGATAATGCTGTATTTTTGCTACCATTTAAGCCATATTGCAAAGAGTCTGATAAGTTAGGGTTGTAAATTCCTACCTCTCTTTTTTCTGGTTTTTGTTTTGTAATATTATATCCTAAAAATTTCATCGTGTTGTCATTGTATTAGTCCATCGTTAGTAAGTAAAGCCTGTTATTGTGTTATCGTATTGTGGTTGTTCTAAGTATTTACCAAGTGCATTAAGCATAGCATGTACACCGTCTATTTTCTTTTGTGAGTCTTTGTTTATCTTCACGGGCTTAATATTTTCGTTGCTGTCCTCTATAATCTCACAATTAGCAAAATTCCACCTAATTATAGGGTTATTATCAAATACTGCTTTGCCACTTCTTGCAATAATCTCCATATATCTGGTGGGCTTGTTTAATGCTCCTGTTGTTTGGCTGTATGGTTGGCAATTAAAGCCTTTTTCGGTTAGTTGAGTGATAGCCATAGTTGATTGCCACTGGTCATAACTGATACATTCAATAGGTATTATCTTATTTATTTCCTCTATATCGCTAATTACTCTATTGTAGTCTACCACATTTCCGCTTGTTATATTTAGGTAGCCTTGTCTTTTCCATTGTGCATACTTCTCCCTATTAGCACCTTCTTGTAATGTACTTTCTGGCAAGTAATACCAATTCTTGAAATAATATTTATCACTAAGTGGTATCATAAGCGAAATAGCTGTAAGGTCAGATGTACTACTTAAGTCAATACCAAGATAACCGCTGCTACCACTAAACATACTATCTGATAAGTCGAATTTTGCTGTACATTGTTGAATATAATTACTACCTATCCACTCTCCGCCTGCATTACTACACCAGATATTCATTAATTTAGTTTTGAAATTAGTTAGCAGTAATGGACTATTTTTTACTTTGTTAAGTTG